GACTGACGCAGTGGCAGTATCAGGAATGGGTATTACTTGGCGGCATAAAGTGGCTCAAGCAAATGCTGGCAGAGAGCTATAAGAGGAGAGTGCAGGAATGAATTCAGCATGGGACTACAAGGATCAGCCATCAATCTGGACAAGAGATGTCAAACTCAAACGCTTTAAGCAAGGCGATGAGTACACCAAGAAGAGGCAAGACAAGCGCGACATCAACGACAAAGAGCAAGTCTTCATCTACTCCAAAGCACTGAGCACAAAGAAATGATTGAAACAATCCGCACCATGTCTGGCAAGCAACACGGCCTGCGAGGTGAGAGACAGACCATTGTGACGGTGGGCAGAATCTACCGTTGCAGTGTCTGCGGCAAGATGTTCACCGACAGGGAAGAGGCAGACAGACATGACAGGCGCGAGCATGAAATCCGCAAGACTTCCCAAGGTAATTGATTTGCTGCAACGCACAGCCTGCACAGCGCCAGAGTTGGCCGCCAAGGTCTACTGCACCGAGAGGTCAGCACAGCAGATGATCAACCGTCTACGGCTTGCTGGCACTGTCCACATTCAGGAGTGGCGCAGATCAGGCAATGTGCTGGTGGCGGTGTACCGTTATGGCATCGGCACTGATGCTGTCAAACCGCCACCGCTGACACCTGTGGAGAGACTGCGCCGATTCAGAGCGCGTGAGTCACTGGACGATAAGGCTTTCCGCTTGGCGCGTGAAAGAGGCAAGAGACTAAAGCCGAGGCGCGATCCGCTGGTGGCTGCATTGTTTGGGGATAAGTGATGATTGATCAAGCAAAACTTAAAGCATTCCTGATAGAAATGCTTGAGCAGGCAGAAGAAGTAGAAGCAGCGTCCGGTGAAATACCGTCAGCGCAAGAAGCAATTGGATGGATTATTGATTGGGTTGACGATCAATCATCCAAAAGCAAACCGCCTTTGGACAAACCACCAGCATAAGTCTGTCCTCTGATGATCATGTCTCGCGCTGTTTCAGGCGTAACACCTAAGCGCGTTGCTGTTTCACCAATCTGCTGCGCCAGCAGTTCTAGCTTTGGCGCACCAATTGGAGAAGTCACTCCGGTTGCGCCTGATCCAGCGCCCCAAATAACAGCTTGTGCAGGCACTGCCTCAAGTTCCATCGGTTTGGCGATCTTCTGATTGAACCACGGTCCAAGCGCAACCATCTCAGGCACTGACGCGCTGGCCTTTGGAATACTTGGTTCGCCTTTTTTAGTTGTCGCGCCACGCACATCAGGCAAACCTACCAAGCGTGACCAGTGTGCGTCCCCAACCGGCCATTGCGTCTGAAAACCTGTCTCTGGAACACCAGATGCATGAATATAGCTTGGCACTTTTGCTGACTTCATCTCATCAAGCAAACCGGTTTGCAGATACTTACCCATAGGACCGGCCTGCGCGGTGCTGTGATATGGATGTCCGATCACTCCAGCCAATTCTGGCGGGAAGTCAGCGCCACGCTTAAATTCAGATACACCGCCAAATTTTCGGAAGTCCTCAAAGCGGCCAAGCATATCCATCATGTTGGCGGCAGTACCGCGATTCAATTCTGTCAGCACTTCACTGCCAGGACTCGACATCCCTGTCAGCGTGTTGAATTTGTTGTACTCGCCAATAGCCCGATCAGGTCCATAGATATCCACAAATCGTTGATATAGCGGGTCCATGGTGTACCAAGATGCCATGCCTTTGTACAGTTCAGGTTGTTGCTTTGCTTCTGCAACAATGTCTTGCAACCGCTGCACATTGCGTGGATTCATTACTTGCTGTGCGTGTGCAGCGCCTTTAGGATTCTTGGCAGTCTTAAACGGTACATCGGTAATATTGCCAGCGCGAGTGCCTTGTTGAGATATGTCAAACAAGTCCTGTCTTGAGACATTGAACAATTGCTTGAGCAATGGATTTTCTGGCGCAACACGACTTGCCGCTTCTTGTACAAGTTCTTTTGGATTTTTATAGATATCAGGAAAAGCAATCCGCGATGGATTCATCACGGTGGCAATTTTTTTAGTGATACCGGCTGGCGCAAACGACATTGGACCAGACATTGTCATGTTGACAAGTTCATCGAAAGCCGCCTGATCAGTAACTTTGATTGGATTCTTTTTGTCAGCAAATGCGCGAGCATCTAATTCGCGCCATTTGTTTCTTGACTGCTCCATGTTTGATACGCCAGATTGCAATAAGCCACCTAAACCTTGCACTTGCTGAGTGCGGTTTGGGTCTTGCAAATAACCCAGAATATCGCCAAGTAATCCAGTTTCTTTTGCCATGATTTATTGTCCTTGCTGGAACGCGTTTGGCACTCTTCCTGCCGTGATGCCGGTCAAACTGTAAGGCACAGTCTTGCCGGCAAAGCGCGAAAATTCATTGATTTTTTTCTGTACCAATGCCCATGCACTTTCATCAGTCAATGCACGGCGCACAAGATTAGGGTCTTCAGAGACAAGTATCTTTGCAACCATGTCACGCTGTGCCTCTGTCATGTTCTTATTCTGCTGTGCCGCAACCTTCTTGACGATATTCACGGCTGATGTCACCATCGTCACAGGATTTGCCGTCATCACATTGGCGATCTCTTCAGCAGAGATATTCATGCCAGTGCGAGCCGCCTGCAACAATGTTGGTGCAGTTTGAGAGCCGCCAAGAATGTAGTTCTTTGAGGCTTGAGACTGAGCCGCAGTGTTGATGCGTTGCAAGATGCCAGCTAATTCATCGCCAGGATAGATCGTCCGCAAGATCAAACCCTCTTTGGAGTTTTCATTTGCGAGATTCGCCATCATCGATGTGCGTGTGCCGGTGGTCATTTTGTTGCGAATGGCATCCATAGTGCCTGCGCGGAATGCGGACAAAGCGCCAGGCTTTTGCGACAACTCCTCCACCAAAATAGCAACCTCATCAGCACTTTTACCAAACACCTTGCGGCCATCATCGAATGCATCCCTTGCGGTGCGTCTTACAGCGGCCTGCAAACGCGCATCGGCGAGTTTCTTTGATGATGTATCTATTGCATCACGCAATGCTTGTTCAACCTCTTTAAGAGCACCACCAACACCGCCACGGCCTGTTTGATATGCCTGATCTACTGATGTCTGAATGCCACGGCGAATTACCTCGGCATCTTCCAGTGTGGGTGTACGGTTGAAGTTGATGTTGCCATTCTTGTCAAATGAGAAAAATGGCTTTTTGCCGGTTTGGGCAATATAGATATCATTGATGTCTTTTACTGCTGACGGTGAACGCTTGAGCGCATCAGTCACACTTTGCAGCAATGTTGAATCAATAACTCCACCAGTTCCAAAGGCATCTTTGTATGCCTCTGTTTCAAGTTCTTTGAGTTGCTTGTCATTCAATTTGAATTGACGCAACACATTGCCCTCTTGACCGGCCAGTGTCTTTTGCATATCTGTCAGCACTGAGGTGCGTAACTCTTCGGGTCTGCGCGTCAGAGATGACATCAGTGTGGTTGCTGGCTTGCCGCCTTGAGCATACAAACCACGCACAGCAGCCAACAATGTGGCGTTCTCGGCCATGATCTCACCGCGAGCAATGCGGTCAATGATCTCATCGGTGGTGAGTCCAGTGTCACTCGCCAAACGCTGCAATTCGGTTTCAACTACCTTTGCGCCACGGCCACCAGCAAGACGGCGAGCAAAGTCTGTGACCTTGTCAACAAGCATTCCAGTGCCGGTAATGGCCGTCTTTACTACTGGTGCAACGGTTGCGCCGACTACTGTACCGCCAGGCACATTTGCCAAACGACTAAAAACATCACCCTCACCAGACAGGAATCCGGTTGTGCCGCCGTATGCGCCACCAAGCGCAGATGTACCAAGCAAACCTCTGATGACATCTGTGGTTGTCTTGGCAACCATAGGCGCTGTTGCTGGTGCTGCTGCGCCACCAGTTCCAAGAGTAACCGCAGCCGCAGGCAACAAGCCACCTAAAGCCTCATATCCAAGAGATTCAAATGGCCTCTCTTTTTGATACGCTTTTGTCTTTGACCTGATGTCGGCCAATGCTGACTCATAGTTCTCGCCGGTCATAGAGCGCAAATAAGCCTCTGCCTCATCAGCACCTGTCAGTGTTGCGCCTTGCGCCATAGAGCGCAAAGCCTGAGTCGGTGCTGGTGGCGCAACTGTTACAGGTATGGGCGCAACTTGAGGCGCTGCTTGTTGCGTTGGAAGTCCACCAGCAACTTCTTTTAACGCCTCCAGTTTTTCCATTGACAGTTTTGAAAAGTCACCCTTTTGGATAGACTCCAGTTCGTCATAACTGAATTGACTTAGACCATCGCTCATCGTCTTCCCCCTTGTGATCTGCGCCGATCAATCTCTTGTTGCACCGCATTTTGCAATGGATTTGCTGCCGGTGCGCCATAGACCGGCACTTCATACATTGGTGCAATCTGTGCCAACGATGGGATCGTTCTAACCGCTGTACTCAACAACTGTCCATGCGACTCAGCCCTTAATCTTGCAGTGCGTTGTGCGGCCAGCAAACCGACTCGCAATTCGCCTGCGGTGAGACTTTGATCGCCACCAGCAGCCCTACGCAATATTGCTCGTTCGCCTTCAGTTAATGCGCCTTGTCCACGCATTTGTTCTGCTGCTGCAAGTTCTTGCTGTGCAAGCCCTTGCACAACAGTGGAGGTGTTTCTAAGGATTTGATCTGCATCAGCACCAGCAACATTTAATTGTTTGCCAACACGCAATAGTGTTGTTCTAAAGTCAGCGGCAGGACCAGTAATTGCCGTATCAAGTGCAGGCAAAATTCTTTCAACATTAGCAATTGTTGAATTCGCTGACCTTGCCATATCTCTTGATACACTAAGGTCTTTGACTGCTTGCTCATAAGCCAACTCAACACCTTTTCTTTCTGCACCTAGAATATTGGTTGTCTTAGGCGCAATCTGCTGACGGTACTGACCAACAGCGCCAATACCAGCCTCACCTGTACCCGCCAATGGTCTGCCTTGAATGTATTCAACAGCGCGAATATCTTGAGACTGTGGCTCATAAGGCATTACACCTGAAACAACTCTAGACTCGCCCTTTTTGTTGTACTGCACCATTCGGATTTGGCCGTCAACGACTTGAGGTTGTGGCGCACCAAACTCTTCAGCCGCCAAATCAGCAGGCGCAATGGTTGCGGGAATCGGACCCTGCTTTGTCATGTAGTAATACTTGCCATCAGCGCCTTTGAATGCTTGGCCTGTGATCTCTGGTGGCTGTGCCAGCTTTAAGAGTTCTGCTCTGCCCTCTTTAGGAGTCATGCGTGCCAATATGCTTCTTTGCATTGGATTCAAAGCAGGCATACCGCCAGTTGTTGCAGTACCGGCTGGCATCGGCATACCAATCATTGCAGCGCGTTGCGGTGTTGGACCGGCTTGTCCACCGCCAACAGACAATGCTTGCTCTGGTGTCATTGCTGCACCAGCAGTTGGCATTTGAGTAAACATATTTGAATATGCTTCTTGATCAGCCACCTGACGCTTGTACTCATCCAGCTTCTGCTTGGTTACCAACTGCTCGATAGCATTCTTTTGTGCGCCTTGATAGCCTTGCTGTCCAGCCTCATACGCGCTACCAAGTGCTTCGCCAATTCCAATAGGTCTTGTGGTGTAGCCACTGTTCTTCAGCAGCGACATGGCGGCACTCATCAACGCCTGAGACTGCATAGCCTTTTGCTGATCTCTGCTGAGATACTCGTTCAAGCCTGAATCACCACCAGCAAACAGCAAGCCAAGGTTTGATGCAAATGATGATGGTCCTACATTTGATTTTGGTACTTGGAAGTCTGAATAAGGCACTGCTGATGCAGCCCTATATTGTTCTGTTTGACTTCTTAATTGAGCAGCTTCATTATTAGCTTGTGCAATTTCATCTTGCAATCTTTGGAATTCTTCATTAGTCATATATCACCTCATCCAAGTAAGCCGCCACTGCGTACACCGTACATCTTCAACAAATCTTCATAGCTTTGACCGCTGCCCATAGGCAACTCTACTGGTTTAATTTGTGGCTGTTGTTGTTGATCTTGTTTCCCAAGAAGTGAACCAGCAGCAGTAAGGGCAGATTTCCAATCAAAGCCAGCAGGCATCTGACCAAATGACGATGGCGGCTTGATGCCAGTTCCCATGTCTGTTGCATAAGGATTCGATGGCATTGACAGACCAAGATTTGAGCTTGGTTGACCGCCATACAAGTCCATGCCAGTACCCATTTGCGGCATACGCAAACCGCCTGCGGCATTGCCACCGCCAAAATAATCCATTAAGTTCATCCGAATGCTCCAAGTACACCACCAGCAACAGCACCCCATGGTCCAAACTGTGAGCCAGCCGCAGCGCCACCTAAGATGCCTGACGCAACATTCCTACTTGTTGATTGGCTTGTGGTTGATGTCGATCCAAGGTTTGCAGGTTGTGCGCTCATTGCGGATTGCTCAATCGCCAGACGCTGCAATGGCAGATTGCGCTGTGCATCCAATCCCAACTGTGCAAACTGTTGTCTGGTCAATCCAAGATTCATGGCGTTTTGATAGCCACGCATATTGATGTCACGCGCTTCCTGCGCCAACCGTGCGGCTTGACCAAATCCAGCAGAACGCAACTGTCCGGCAGTGCGTGCCGCCTCTTGCAATGCAGCTTCATTGGTCAATGCTGACTGCACACCATAACGCGAACCACCAAAGGCTTTGGCGGCGGTGGCTCTGTTTGCGTCTTGCAATGATTGCATTTGGCGTGAACGCTCAATATCTTGCAAAGACTGCTGAACAACTTGATTCTCGTAAGGGTTTTGGAATGCCGCAATATCTTCAGCGCCAAAGGGTTTCATGCTGGCCTCGTAAAGCGCAGCCTCGCCAGCCTCATAGCGTGGATCAAAACCAGCAAATTGCTGTGGGCCAAGACCTTGAGCCGTTTGACGCGCTAAATCCAAATTCTGCTGATACGCTTGCATCGCATAAGGATTGATCGTAGTTGTTTGCGTTTCGGTTTTTGGTTTTCCACCTTTAGACATAAGTCACCTCATAAGTCTTTGCACATCACGAACCACTTTGGCTCGTATCCCCTGTCTCTTAAAAATGATCTCTCCCAACCCTTACGGCCAGCGAGAGACACTCGGCTGCAACCTTCACTCTTCCCCCACGATTCGATGATAGGTTGCATCAATCGGAGTTCATCTAGGTCGCCGCCAGCAAGGAAAAAATGCAAATCCTTTAACTGCGGGTAGACAATGATCTCTGTCACTATTACTGATTCAAGACCTGGCCAAAACTGGAAATGACCCTGCCTGATGCCTTCAGCAATATCCTCAACACTGTGACTGCCTCCAGAGTATTCTAGTGCCGCAGCCACATGATGGCGCAGTCTCTCAAACTCTTTCTCGTCACTCAACGCTTGCCTGCCGCCACCGCATCGACTCTGGTCACGCCAACTCGCCAATCCTCCAGCACAGCGCCGGTATACCGAATCTTTACCTGACGGCCTGAAAACCTTGCATCTGTGGGCTGTGACGCTGAATATGGGCCGTGTGTTGTTTCAGTTGATGTCGGATACATCCGAGATTTGAAACTGATCTGCACCTCGCCAAGCGTCTGCTCGTCAGGAATGACTTGACGCACCGACATGATGTTCTCTCCCACGCCAATCTCGTATGGTCCAGACTCGGCGTAGACAGAGCCACCGTCATAGCCAAAGCCAACCTCATGCTCGTAGATGTATCCTGATGGGTCAACCATGATGGGGTTGAGATACACACCACGGTCAACACCAGCAGTACGCGCCAAAGTGCCAATATTCCAGTGGCTTTCGCGGTAGTTGTAGATCACATAAGAGTCAACTTCATTGCTCGCGCTTGATGGGTAGAACCACCAGACCTCGCCATACTTGCTGTTGTGGACAGCGTAGACCTTTGACGCTTGGTTGTAGTTCATGTTCGTGAACACATAGTCAGAGACATCGCAAGCCATTGGCTTGACATATCCGTCAAATGTCCAGAATCCTGATCGAGACATCCACATGGCGGCAGAGTCGATGGCGGCCACCGACTGACTCGATATCACGCCACAGCCTGAACCAGCACGCTCAAAGGAGTACACATAGGGTAGGCCGACATAAGTCGCGGTGTGGACATCGACATCAGTGAACAGCAGATTGATGCCTCTGACGCGCTTTCCACACTTGAGAGCGCCAACAGTGTTCAATTCAAAGTCACCGGCCTGATTGGTGGCTGCCGCCGTCCATGTTGTGTTGTCCTCTTGATCTGACCACTTAACCAGACGCGGATTGCTGGACGCGCCCAAAGCAAACAGGAATCGCTCGGCAGTAGACAGCAAGGCAGCGCAGCCGGTTGGCGCGTTGGTGATGGCAACCGCCAAGGTTGGCGTTGTGAATCCCAACTGCCACTCGTAGAGCTTGCCATCGGTGTCGGCGCACGCCACCAGATACTCGCCCCAAGTGTCCAAACTCCATGTGGTGGCTGGCGCAATAGAACCGGCATCAGGACGCGCTACACCATAGGCAAATGAGCCATAGGTGTTGTAGCCATAGCCTGTGCCGCTGACGGCATTAGCACGGCCAGACGCAATACCTGTTGGCGTGATCTCTTTGATGACATTGTTTTCGTCCATGGCGTAGAGCTTGGACTGCGTGCCAGCGGCAATGTAACGCGCACCGGAATTGGTACGCCAAGTCAGGATGCCACGGCACAATCCGGTCAGCGCGGTGGCCGACTTCTTACGCCAGCCGCCAATAGGACGCAATGTGTTTTCGTACCATCTGACCAGATTTGCGTCATACCAGCGTCCGGCAGACTGATACTCTGTGCCGTTGCGGTACACGCCAGCAGGGATTTTGATTGGAATGAGTGCCATGGCTGAATTATGCTGTTTCTACTGACAGATTGGACACGAATGACAAGGTGGCAATGACTGATGGCACTGCCGGTCTGGTGGGTGTGCTGCTGGCTGCGTAGTGTTCAATACTGACACCAACATCTGATGGCCGCCACATGATCTCCACATAGTCATTGGCAGCCAGACTGACAAAGAAGTTCAGCGCACCAATTATGTGAGATGGGTCGCCCGCAGCTTTTCTTGGAGCAAGTCCAAATCTGCTGTTTGACTTGTCAATGTTTGTGGCGTTCTTGCGAAACCAGACATCAACATCTTGCGTATCGTTAGTGGTGTTCTTGAATTGAATGCTGAATTGCAAGTTGTAGATTCCAGCCTGCGCCACATTAAGCCTTGACGAATTCGACAAGGTAACACCATTGCTGAAGTCGGTGGTGTCAAAGGTGACGGCATAGGCCGTGGTGGTGTTGGCCGCAGTCTGGTCTGTGCCATCCTGAAACGCGCCATAGGGACTGTTGATCCACTTGCCACCACGCCTGCCGAACAACGCTGAGAACAGTGCTGTGAGCTTGCTGAAGTAGGTATTCAGGCCGCCAAAGGATTGCGTGAAAAAACCCTGATCGTAGGCAACATCAGCCGAGCCAAGGTTTGGCGCTGTTGGTGGTGTTATCTGCTGATCAAGGTTTAGTGCCATGTTTTAAGCCACCAAGCCGTTCAAGTAGGTAGTCTTACCGGCCACCTTGGTGGCGGTCAACTCTTGCTTTTTCAGGTTGTTCGGGTCATAGCTGACATG